AGTACTAAGACTGGATAATAATACAACCTCGTGCCGGGGGATGATCTACATAGACCAGGAGCTATACGGCGTAACGATGGAGGACCCGATACGGGATAAGAAAATAGCAACTATTACAGGTATCCCGGCTGGATCTTATAATATCATTTATCAGGAGAAACCCACAAAACTTACCGAGAAATATCGAGTTAATTATGACTGGTTCAATAAGCATTTAATGCTTGTAAATGTTCCGGAATATGAGTCGGTTTATATACATATCGGGAACTATCCCAGGAATACTGATGGCTGCATCCTAGTGAATAATATTCTAACTGCTAGCGATGCTACTATGTGTGGCCAGAGTCTCGATGCATTCAGAAAATTTTATTTAAAAGTTTGCGCTGCTATCAATAGAGGTGACGGCGTAGAGATCGAAATCAGAAACAGCTTCGCCCGGGTAGGTCAACAAATTATAAAGGAAACGGAATGAAAAAGATATTCAAGAAACTTAAAAAGATAGCAGGTACCAAAGTAGGCCGCATGGCTTTATCTGCGGTCCCTGGAGGTAACATTATTAAAAACCTGGTGAGTGATGATAGTGGCGTTACCCGGTCGACCGGCAAATGGGACAAGGTAATGTTGACAGATGATATTTCGATTGACGTTTTAAAAGCAGTAATTTTGCTAATAGTTCTGGGCACCTTGTTCGGTTGGTTTTCAGCTGATGAGGCAGAGGCCGCTATTGAACTTTTAAAAGACATTTAAGATATGAGGGGCAAGGGTAGGAGTTTGATCAGCCCTACCCCCTCAGCGTACTGAGCATTTTCATAGTTGTTGCTCAGTTTTCTTTTCCATAATTTTTGTTGTGTTTGAGGCTCCTGGGTTTTCATCGTCCCGGGAGCTTTTTTTATTACTTTAAAATAAATATTAAAAAAGATAGTAATATTAAAAACGTTTTATATATATTTGCGTTATAGTAATCAAACATAATAAAACCACAAACGATGAACTACAAAAATTACTCCATAGAAATAAGTAAATACTGGATGCATGACGGCGTTATGTATGACTTCGAGCACAAAGATTTTGATGTATTCCAGGGGATGGATGGAAAAGGTAAGATCGATACCCGCAAAGGATTCGCTCGAAATATAGAGCAGTGTAAGTTACTGATAGACTCGCAAATAAAAGCCTCTAAGATCCAGAGCGAAAATGTAGAGTGCCCAAGGTGGGCAGATGGAACAATAGATACAACAGGATAAACCAAAAACTAAAATCATGGGACATTTAATAACAGCAACAATAAACGGCAAAGAAATAGCAGAAAATGACGGTATCCATGCCTTTGGCGAAGATAATCAAAGAGCAGCCAATGATATTTACACTTCTTTAGAAGTACCTCATTATAACGCAGGAGTAAGCGGAACAGGAGATAATAAAAATTTCACTAGGAAAGAGATAGAAAAGGCATCCAAGAAAGTAAAAGATCCGCACAATAAATTATTCCTTATAGAAATCCTTGGAGGCATGAAAAAAAGCAATTTAGTAAATATCCGATTTGGATAATAAACCAAATAAATTATGTTAGTAACTATCAAGCGATTTTCAGAATTAGCAGGTATCTCAATTGAGGCTGCCCGCCAAAGAATAAGAAAAGGACTACTTAAGGTAGAGCCCAAGGACATACAGACAGGAATTAGAACGTCACTTATAGATACCATTAAGTATCCGCCTGAAGCTAAAATACGTCAGGGCAGACCACTAAAAAACGCAGAGAAATAATGGAAAGGTGGAAAGACATATCAGGCTATCAGGGACTTTATAAAGTCTCTAGTTGGGGCAAAGTAAAGAGCCTTGATAGGATACATACTTGTGAAAGATTTACCAGGAAAATAAAAGGTAAAATTATTAAGGGGTGTCTAACTCCTAATGGTTATTTATGCCCGAATTTATACAGGGATAGTATGTCACAAAAATATTCAATGCACACCCTTGTTTGGGATCATTTCGGGAATAGGCCAAGAAATGGCATGAAGTTACTGGTAGATCATGTCAATAATGTAAAGACCGATAATTATATATTGAATTTACAATTGTTAACAGCCAGGGAACATATGATAAAACATAAAGTTAATAAAACGGGGTTAACGGGAGTTACATTGAGATCAAACGGAACTTATTATGCAACAATACAATTAAACGGTAAAACTAAAAATTTAGGCTCTTTTGAGACTCCAGAGAAAGCTAGCAATGCATACCAAATAGAACTTTTAAAAATATAGAAACTATGGAAAAGTATCTAAAGTCAGACGGCCTCGTAAGGCTACATTTATCAATATTAAAGGCGAATACAGAAGGAAACAATATTCCTGGAGATCACTACGAGCGAGCAGTCAAAGAGCTAGACGCTATGAAAGTAGAACAAAGAAAATTAATATCAATTATTAAAAAATACGAAAATGGATAATTTAATGGAAACAGCACAGCAAATAAACTCCAGCTATAAAGTAGGGGGTAATTACGGATATATCCATGCCCTGCAAGATGTAGAAATACAGCTGCTAAATTACTGCACTAGAGAAGCACAGGGCGGTAATTATAATGAGCCTAATAGGATATTAACTGTAGTGTCCAACATTGTCAAGAAGTTACGGGATAAAAAAGAGGCTGAAATTAAATAACGATGAAAAATATACAAGCATTTCCAAGACCTATTATATATATGTCCGCCTCTGATGTCGGAGATATAAGGGAATTTAATAGAGAGATAGAAAACCTACAGTTAGGGGGCATGACCCTTAGAGATTACTTCGCAGCTAAAATTCTTCAGGGTATTTTATCCGGAACAGGCAAAATATCAATAGATAAAGGGCTTGGTCAAAACGAGATAGAAATAGCTTTTGATATGGCCGACTCTATGTTAAAAGAAAGGGATAAATGAAGGCGCACACTAGAATCTATTTCAAACATTTTGGTATCAAGTATAACGAATCAGGTGAGCATGACTTTATCAAGTGCGAAGTATGCTCCAGGAAGGCGGTCGATATTCACCATATTGAAGGGCGGGGCAACAACGATATAAAAAACCTCATTGCACTTTGCAGGAGGTGCCACGATGAGGTCCACAATGGAACAGACCTAACGGCTGGAGATTTAAAAATATCACACATGGCAAATCTTTGGAAATAAAATAAACTAAAAACATAATGAGAAAAATAAAATTTAGAGGACAAGCGAACGAAGTAGACAAAGAGCACCATGTTAAGGTTGGAGAATTTGTTTATGGTGAATTACTTACTGGAAATTACCCAATATTTCCCCCAAGTGTAAAACCCCCATTAATTCTAAATGGTGGTGGAGCATGGGATGTTATTCCTGAAACCGTAAGCCAATATACCGGCCTCAAAGACAAGAACGGGAAAGAGATTTATGAAGGGGATATATTAAAACATCAAGGTGAGGTTATCTGGAACGATGAAGAGCATCAATGGTCAGCTATTGACCTAAACTGGAACGACAGAAGAGAGATACACAATCTTGATTATCTTACTTCACCTTTTGAAATCATCGGCAACATATACGAAAACCCTGAATTAATTAAACAATAAACACAATGACTACACTAGAAAGACTTAACTGGGTAGATGCAAATATTATAAAATGGCAAAAAGAAATGCAAAACCCTAATTTATCAACCTTTGTTGAGTTCGTAAAATGGGCTAAAATAGTGACCAGACTTAATAAAGAGCGTAAATATTTACGCAGAATATTAGAAATAAACTAAAAACACAATGACAGAAATTAGAAACACAATAAAGCTGGAAGACTTGAAAAAGCCAATTACTCCAGTTAAATGGAGAATACAACATAAAAAAAACGGGTGGGCAATATGTGTGCCGTACATTGATAGTAGACAGGCCCAGGATCGCTTAGATGAAGTTTGTGGGATGGATGGATGGTGCTCAGAACACTTTGAGGTTAAGGGTAATTTGTATTGTAAGGTAGGGATAAATACCTTAAAGGGATGGATTTTTAAAAGTGATGTTGGTACAGAATCAAAAGAAGAATCAATAAAGGGGGAAAGCTCAGACAGCTTTAAAAGGGGTTGCGTAATGTGGGGAATAGGGCGATTCTTATATAGTATAAAACCCCGAAAATTACCTACTAAAAAAGATGGGAATGGCAAAGAGTGGGTATGGTCAGAGGAAGGCAAAAAACTGATATACAACAGTGATACGCTAACCAAATATATTAACTGGTTAGAAAATAACGAAACTAAATCCAGGGCAAAGAAAAAGGCAGATGAGGTAATAGATAAAGCTAAAGAGGATCAAATTAAAAACATGAAACAATACAGCGATGAAAAATAAAGAATTAGATCAGGTCTTTGATTTAAATATGGAGCCTCTTTTACAGGGTACTCCTGAATGGCATGAGGAGCGACTAAAAAAACTAACGTCATCCAGGTTTAGCGAAATGTTAAAAAAGGAAGGTAACCACGAAGCTAAAGGCAGTCAATTGTTAGAATTAAATGCAAGAATAAATGCTGTAAAGTCTGGTGAAATTGATCAAGAAATACATTCCTTGAAAATTCTTATTAGCCAAAAACAGAAAGAAAAGAGAGGCACTAAAACGTTAGAATCAAACCTTGAAAAATTAATAGCCTATAATTTACCTGAGCTAGTAGAGCAACTCAAAATAATTGAAAGTGAGTTTGAGAAATCTAAGTATGGAACTGCCGCTTTGAATTATGTTTATGAAAAGATAGCTGAGCATATAACCGGCGCATCCCATTACACCACAAGCCACGCTATGGAGTGGGGAACAGACCATGAAGATGAGGCCCGCCAGCTGTACGAAAAGACCAAAGATGTAAAGGTAGTCCAGTGCGGGTTTATAGCCTATGAGGAGATCGCTGGAGGCTCTCCTGATGGCCTGGTAGGTGAAGATGGGATAGTAGAGATTAAGTGCCCGTATAACCCCGCAAATCACGTTAAAATAATTATCACTAATGCGGTCCCGGAAAACCACGTATTTCAGTGTCAAGGCAATTTGATGGCAACAAATAGAAAGTGGGCTGATTATATGAGCTATGATCCACGAGTTAATGATGATGCTTTACGGTTACATATTATTCGCTTAAACCGTAACGAGGAGATTATTAAGGCTATTCAAAAAAGGCTTAAGGAAGTTAATACCTATATTTCAGACCTTTTAATTTCACTGATATGAGCAAAGCAAAAGAATATTTAGAAAAACATCTGATTGATAGTAAAGCATTTAAAGCCCTTGAAATCCAGAAGGAAGAGATAATAGAAACCATCAAAAAAATGGAAATGTTGGAAGCTGTAGAAAATGCAATAATCCAAAAAATACAATCAATATGAGAGATCGTAAAAGATTAAACGGAGTTGAGCTGATAGGCATTATGGGCCGTTATTATGATATACTAGATGATCAAAGGCTATCTACTACCTATGTATTTAATGGTAGATTATGGGCGGGCTTATGCGATACTATGCATGAGATTAGCGGTATTAAAGATGAGCAGATTTTAGACTGTAACCAACCCTTCCCGATATGGGTAATTAAATGAGCTATTTAAAGTGGCGTTACTACCGGATGAAGTCCTGGTATTATTTCGGGATTTCTAAAAGACTAAAGTGGGCACTAATTATGGTGGCTATTGTGCTGTCAGAATTTTATATATTACATCTTATAATCAAACATACAATATGATAAATGAAATATATTGTGGTGATGTAATGGAGTTAATGGGTAAACTAAAAAATGAATCTATTGACTGTTTAATTACTTCGCCTCCTTACTGGCAATTAAGAGATTACGGCTATCCGGAACAGTGGGGACTAGAGCCAACCTATCAGGAGTATTTAGAACACCTTTGGTCGTGGATGGATGAAGTAAAAAGAGTGCTTAAAAAGACGGGTACGGTGTGGGTGAATTTGGGTGACACTTATGGCACATTTAGGGGGAAATCGGGTAGTGGTGCTGATTCCTTTGAAAGGAAGAAAACAGGTGGCGGCCATCACGATACTGTAAAGCAAGTTATAGATAGACCAAATAAAAACGTATTCGAAAAATGCCTCCTTCTTATCCCTCACCGCTTCGCCATAGGTTGCATAGACAGAGGGTGGATAATAAGAAATGACATTATTTGGGCCAAGCCCAATTGTATGCCCGAGCCTGTAACCGACCGCTTTAGCAAGAAGCATGAATATTTTTTCTTTATGACCAAAAGCCAGAAGTATTATTTTGACCTGGAGCCGCATAATTTCAAACAGAATGCAAACGGCAAAAACCCTGGATCCGTTTCCGACTTCTGGCAGATAACAACCAAAGGAAGTTCAGACAAACATTATGCCAGCTTCAACACCAAGCTAATTGAAAAACCAATTATAGCAGGATGCCCAAAAGAGGGGATAATTTTAGACCCTTTTTGTGGAACCGGAACAACGTTAGCCAGGGGGCTAGAGCTGGGCAGGAAAGTAATAGGCTTTGACGGGAAAGAGGAGTACTGTAGAATAGCCAGTAACAACATTTGTAATTATTTATACATGATACATTAAATATGGATTATTACAATACAACAGAAATTAAAGAAACTGAGCTGCATCACATAAGGAGTGAATCAAGAAACCAGGAGGATCTTGTTATAAAATATATGCAATTATATCCTGGTAGAAATTGGTCACCTTCAGAAATATGGATAGAGGTATTTAACCGTAAAGAGGGGATATTAAACTCAGTGCGGCGGGCAATTACAAACCTGACCAGTAAGGGTAAAATCTTTAAAACCAATAAGCAACGAGAAGGCCCGTATGGTAGACCTGAATATATCTGGACTATAGAAAAGCCTTTTACTAATCAACTTGAAATATTTTAATTATGACCTGGAGTAAGAAAATGATTAAAAACTACCCGGTCCACCCGTACATACTATTTGAACGGAGCGTAAACGGTACACCAGATCTAAGTAAGCCGGAGAGTGCTAAATACATCAATGACTTTATAAGAAAATCAAAAAAATGATGAGAGAAATTGATCCACATTTACCAATAGATCAAACAGCTGCTAGAGTTGTATCAAAAGTATCAGAATCAGAGAGAGAGTTTCATCCAGGATATAAGGTAACCTCAATGGTCTTGTTGCCTACAACACAATTTACTGGCCCTAAAAAACACGATTTAACAGGGAGAATATTTGGGAGTTTTATAGTAATTGGTCACTCTTTAATTAGGCCAACTACTACGGAAAATAATACAAGATGGGTAGCTAAGTGTAAGTGCGGGAGATATCAAATATTTACTACAAAAGCAGTAAAAAAGAATAGCAAATTAACAATGTGCGTAGAATGCCGCAAAACACGTAGAGCAAAAGAATATTTTTATAAGTTAAAAAAATAAACTATCTTTGGATTATGTATACCGTGAATATGCTCACAAAATTGACTATTAGTAAAAAGTCTTTAGGGGTTTGTTTAAGTATTCACGGTACTTTTTCAAACCCTTTTTTATTTATAAATTATGAGTAAACCAATAGCAGAACTATTTGGCGATATGCCTCACTACAGGCAGGTAAAATTAGGGCATAAGATTCGCCAGGCAGGCATGAAACCAGTAGGCCGGACTAAGATAATAATAGAGGTTAATACCTATGATGAAAAAGACTTTGATGATATCACTTTACTTGCTGCTCGGATGGTGAGGAAAGAAGCGCTTAATAATGCAAATTGAAGATCCACAGGAAAACTATCAAACTGGATTTATTAAACTGTTCCGGTCGTTTGAAAAATGGGAATGGTATAAGGACCAAAATACAAAGGATGTGTTTATACACCTACTTATAAAGGCCAATTATAAAGATACTAAATATAGGGGTATAGTAATAAAAAGGGGTCAAATAATGACCGGGTTGCATCTTCTTAGTAAGGAATTAATGCTAACAGTTAGAAAAATTAGGACAGCACTAAAACACCTAAAAACGACAAACGAAGTGACAATCAAAACAAGTACACAAGGTTCTATTATTCAACTGGTTAACTATGATAGTTACCAGTCAGCGACAATCGAAGCGACAAATGAACGACAATCAAGTGACAATCAAGTGACAACTAACAATAATGATAATAATGATAATAATAAGAGAGGGAGACCAGAATCAACTAATGAAGTGAAACAATATTTCCTTAAACAAAATCTCCCTTTAAGCAAGTCAGAACTAGAGGCGGAAAAGTTTTTTAATCATTACGAGGCTATTGGTTGGCTTAAAGGTTCTGGGCTACCTATCCAAAGTTGGCAACATACAGCATTAAGCTGGATGAGCAGAATGAAAGACTTTAACAAAGACGAAATAAAACCATTATCAAATCTTATAACATGACAATCATCAGACAAATGAAAAGGGATATATCCCAGGTGGGCCAGGTTATAGAAAGTTCACAACAAAGGTTTAATTCACATCGTGAGCATGAGATAATGCCAATAATCCGGAAAGGGCTTGAAGGTAAAAAACTTTGGCCGGAGGATATTGAGTTAATTGCAGCATTCGTTATGGAGGCTGAACGGTTCACAAACTTAATGGCTAAGTCGGCTAAACTAAGTGCGATCAATTATGAAGCGCTGAGAGGCTCGATAATAGAAACCAATTCCCACCTTGATGAAACTCTGGATGATCTAAATGAGGCGCTAAACGACCTGATCAAATGAACTTCAATACTCGATCCATGCTCAAGCTATTTAATGATGCATTCCCAACGGTTAAGAGTTTGCGGAAAATTAAGCTGAGGGATTTTTTAGAAACTTTTGACAGCGGCAAGTCATTTGGTGAGCCTTGTTACATAGATTCACTAAAGGATAATTTAAAGATCGTGCCCGGTTATTTATATTGCTTCTCAGGTTATCCAGGTTCGGGTAAAAGCGAGTTTGTAAACTATCTCTGTACACTACAGGCAGAGCGGACAGGCAGGCGCACAATATTTTATTCTCCAGAGAATTATCCAGTACAGGATATGTTTGAAACGATGGTGCAGAGCCGTTTAGGGCAATGGATTTATAAAGGTGAATATCAATGCAGCCGGGAGGATGCATTAAAGGGTTACGACTTTGTGAGTAATAATTTTGACTTCTTGGAATACAGCGATATACCACGCATACACGAGATCCTGGACGAATGGCGAATTAGGGCCGATTCTAAGCAAAACCAAATATTTGTGATCGATCCCTTTAACGCAATAGCTGAGGGGGGCATGGGAGATAACAACATAGCAAAGTATCTAAGAGAGGCACTAACCCAAATTAAGATATTTGCCTATCAAACTAAATCGATAGTATTCCTAGTTGAGCATCCACGCAGCCCGGGCGGGTTTGATTCTCCCGAGGTCACACCCTACTCACTTTTTGGCGGCTCGATGTGGTTTAATAAATCAGATATAATTACGATACTCACTAGACTTGAGGATGACCAAGTGCAGGTGAAAGTATGGAAAGTAAAAAACCAGAAGCTAAACGGCAAACCGAACGCAGGAGATCCGGCTATTTTAGTATTTAACTGGAAAACTAACAGGTACGAGGACCAGACTTCGGACCTAATGAGCAAAATACCTGAAAACGGAGATATTAAAAACGCTAAGTTTTAAAAAAATAGACTAATGATTACTATAAATAGAGCTTATTATCATCGGTGGTGGTTTTCTAATGCTTGGAATGATTACGGTTGGATAAAAGTACAACCTTGGTTTTTTATAATAACTATTCAAAAACGAAAACAAGTATAAATGATAAACTGATAAAGAATAGATAATGCCCTATAACGAAAAGACCGGCCAGGATTTAAAAAAGTACTACACCATTAAGGAAATATGTCAAGAATTTAAAATGACAGAAACCAAATTAATGTGGCTTATTGGCAGAGTTTACCGTAATGGCTCTAAGAAATTTACTAGCAACCAATATTTAGAACTAAAATCAATGAAAGCATGAACAAGAAATTGATATTTAAGACCCCAAAAGAAAGAGATAATTTAGATTTGCTTGAATTAGTTTGTGAATTAAATGGCAGGTCACTACTTCATGCAACCGAAAAATTACATGATGCCTATTGGGAGGCCAGAAACGAACTTGCTCTAAGACTTAACCCCGACCAACCCACCGAGAGCGTAAGCCAAAATGAAATTAATTTAGCTATTGAAAATGGAGAATTAGTAGACAAAATCCAATCCCTCACCCAACAGCTAGAGGAATACAAAAAAGAGGAAAAAGACTGGGCAACAATGTCAATTCAAATGGATAAACTTGAATCTTTAGAATCCCAACTGCAACAGAAAGAAAAGGAACTGAAGGAATTAGAAATAGCCTTTAAAACTGAAAAAGCCATGCATAATGCTAAGTATCAAAAAATCTCTCAATTAACCAAAGAGAATGAAAGGCTAAAAGATATGATTGATAACGGGCTTGGATGGGAGGACATGAAAAATGATATTACCTACCCATCAGAAATTTAACCAAACCATAAACCAATGAACAGAAAAGATGCAAGAAAAATTGCCGAAACAATCAGTAATCAAGAATTAAAACAGATGTTTGATAGTGCGAAAATTAGCATTATTAATTGGAAACAGGTAAGTATCTGCAATAAAGGAATGACCAAGGGAACAGCATGGAATGTGTTAGCCAAAGATTTCGATATAAATTATGATCATCACATCCTAGCCAAAACTAACATGGTAAGGGAATTTGGAGATTGGCTCCCTGGTAATATTAAGCCAACAAGAGTACCCAAAAACCCTTCAAAGCCACCTTACCACCAAGACCCAATATTTAACCAAACCATAAACCAATGACATTTTAAATGATCTAATATTTAACTATATTTACGACAGTGAATAATAACACTAAAGAGGCATATTTGGCGCTTAATGATGAGGGGCAAAGTACTTTCATAGATCGAATATTAGATGAGTTTGTCAGAAAGCCACTACTAAAGACCGGATTTATTGCCGGAACATTCAATGCTCAAACTCAGGGCATACTTTATTATGGCAGATCCAGACAAGGCACACCAATACGCACTAACGACTCTAACGCAGCTTTTGTATTCAGAACGATTGACGAGCTACAGGAAGTAATAACCACAGCACAGCACTTTAAACGTAGGCGAATCCTAATAACTCAAGTGTTCGAGCCCTTACTAAACGGCAAATAATGGCACAGCAGGGATATATCGCCAACGATCCTCGCATAAGACTTTCGGAGTTTTGGTATAAGGCTGTAGATGGGCAGGTACCAAGCATAAGAATACTAGATAAATTTGGTAAGGTTACAGCAGACAGTACATTAAAACCTATTTGCTTTTCTGCGGTCTATCAGATGCCCACAGCAGCGGTAAGTCTCGAAATGGTAAGTACCAGCGCCCTTGATGCAGCCGCAGGAACGGGAGCCAGGGAAGTAACTATTGAAGGTTGTATCGCTGGCTTTATTCGATCAATTCAGGTAGTAGCTACTAATGGATTAACTCCCGTAGCTATTCCTATTGATATGATAAGGGTATATCGCGCATTCGTTAGCGGTTCGGGAGTATACGCCGATCACCAGACAACGTTTAGCCATGCAGGAGATATAATTATCCAAGAAGCAGGCGCAGGCGCTGAATGGGCTCGTATCGATGCCTCAGATATACCAGCCGGCACTACTCAAATTGGATTTTTTACTGTAGAAGCAGGTAAAACTGCTTTTATAGAATCGATTTTACATAACGTAGCCGCTAACCAGGATGCTGATATATTTTTATTCTTTCGCCTGGAGGCTGATAATATTACACCACCCGTTAAAGCGTTTATACAAGATCATGGTTTTGGTGGCTTTGTTGGCCAGTTCGAAGTATCTGGTCAGCGATTACCTATAGGGCCATTTCCTGGACCTGCTGACATAGGATTTTTTGCTAAGGTCCAGACTTCCGCAGAGGTAGATATATCCTTTAAAATAACTATATTTGATAACCTTACTTAAATGGCAACCAACGTACGCATACGCCTAAAGGTAAAAAAGAAAGAGGCTCTAAGCGACCCTTTAACCTGGGACTCATTAATACCAGTACCAGGTGATTACATAGAAGTAGGAGCAACAGGAAACAACGGATTCAGCATGAACTATAATAACCCTACTCATAGAGCCTTATTTGAAGGCCGTAAATTCCACTTTGTCAGAAAGGAATTTTTAACTGAGGGCGGGGTAATATTTACTGATTTAATATGGAGATAAGAAAAGACCAGACAGACGACAATCCTAATTTCTTAGGATGGGACGAAGACCACAACGGAGATTGGAATGAGTGGTATATGTGCCCTAATTGTAAAGAAAATAATTACATTATATTATATCAAGAAGAATGCCATTGCGGACAAAAACTAGAATGGGTATAATTATGTTATTTTTAATTACATGGACTTTAACTACTGTATCGCTATTATTCTTTGTACCAATATTTTGGTTTTGGGAAGTATTAGGATATAAACAAATAATAAAACGATGAAACCGAACGAACTAAGAATTGGAAATTGGGTGTATTGTGATATTGATTGTGAGGAAGCAGAATGGGAAAAAGTGACTATTTGTGTAGATGATTATGCACTATTTGAAAATTATGATGATAGCTACAAACCCATCCCCCTCATACCTGAATGGCTGGAAAGATTTGGATTTGATAAATATGATAGATTTCACAGGCTATGGGTAGATAAATCAAACAAGTATCTATTTATAGATGATAAAGATGGATTTTTTTATTATGATCACGGAATGGAGCCGAAGTTAAAATACGTCCACCAACTCCAAAACCTCTACTTTATATTAACAGGAAAAGAACTTGAAGTAAAAGAAACTGTAAAGGCATGATATTGGTTAAACTACTCCAACAAGCAGCATTTGCCATAATGTACTTAGCAGCATTAGTGTTTATGATAATAGCCACCCCGTTTATAATGGGATATCGGAAACTATTTGTAAAGAGAAAAGATCCATA